ATGAGACACCTGCGTGTAAACGGAACCGAAAGGGTTTGGAGAGCCAAGTTGGTGGAGGAATACGACATTGACGACAAGCACCACAAGCAAGCAATTTGCAACTTGATACATGACCTAAGCAAACTAGCGGTGGTGCGCAACTACTACATTGACCGCGACACCATGACAAAACTGTACGACCAACACATGAGTTACCAACAAGGAGAAATGAAATGAGAGATGAAACAAGACAAGAGATTAGTGCAGCATATGCGAAAGACTACACCGACTGGCAAGTAAAAGAAGGCGGCTACGCAAGGGACATGACCCTGCGTGACCACTTTGCGGGGCTTGCTATGCAAAAACTTATGGGGACAGCAGGCATTGATTATTGTTCTCAAACCGCTTACAGATGGGCAGACGAAATGCTCAAGGAGCGCAACAAATGAAAGAACAAGACAAAGCCTACATGAACAAAGAAATGCCCGAACTGCATGATCCCGACCCTGTTGAGGAAGTGTTTGCCAGCGTCAAGGCGCTTATCGCTGTGCTGGTAATAGCTGCTGTAGTAGGGCTAATTTTTGCAACATGGTGGCACAAATGAACGAACGGATTAAAGAACTTGCTGAACAAGCATATGCGCTATGCGGCAAACATACTAATAACTATGACGGCCCCGCATTCGCGGAAAAGTTTGCCGGGTTGATTGTGCGGGAATGTGCTGGTGTTTGCCACACGCATGGATGGGAAATGTTAGCGCATGGTATGTCAGGACACAGCATTGCTGATGACTGCGGCACACTGATTAAACAACATTTCGAAGTTGAAGCATGAACGAACAAGGGGAACAACATGACAGGATACGAAAGCAAAAAGAAATCGGCGCAGGACAAGTTGGCACAGCCAGCGCAGGAACGTAACTTTTGCGAACGCTGCGGTAAACGCATAGCAGACCTAACCGTGATTCACACTTGCACACCACCGCAGGAGAAGAACGCTTGAGAAAATCTAGGCACCAGCTAATACGCGACACCCTATTGGCCCACGAAGACGGGCTGACAAAAACCGAGCTTTGCCGTATAGCTGGCCTTGACCAGCGATCCATAGCCAAGTCGCTGGACGCTATGGTGGATGTGTACATCGACCGCTGGGAGGTGCCAAAGAAGCGCCTTATTACGCCTGTGTACATTGCCGTCAAGGTGCCTGAAGACTGCCCAAGGCCATGACTAAGGACGAGAAGCGCCACCTAAGCGCCGTAGCCGAGCTTGGGTGCGCTGTCTGCCGCAGGATGGGGTACGCAGGCACCCCAGCGGAGATACACCATAAACGGGCTGGAACGGGGGCTGGAAGGCGCTCTAGCCACTACGACGCCATCCCACTATGCCCAGAGCATCACAGGGGCGCTACGGGGCTGCACGGGCTGGGCACCAAGGGCTTCCCTAAGCACTGGGGCTTTGACGAGGAGGATCTGCTGCAAGACACCCGCCTGTTGCTAAATTTGGACAACTTAGGGTAAACACTTAGAAAATAAATTGAGAAAAGTCTTGTATTGTTTAATTTTGCGTTATACTAACCTTACTGCAATCCGCAGGTAACAGTGAAAGAAACAGCGACATGAACAACGATCTCAAGCTCACATCAGTAGACACTCTCGGTAGCCTATTGGCCCAGATCAAAGACCTGACAGATCAGGCTGACGCCATCAAGGACGCCATCAAAGACAGCGCCAGCGCAGGCGGTGCCAAGGTTGTAGAGGGTGCCATCTTCAAGGCTACCTACAGCGAGACCAACCGCTCTTCGGTTGACTACAAAAAAATCTTGGCCGCTCTTACTGTTTTGTTGCAAGAGCAAAACAAAGAAATTGATGCCAGCAAACTTGTTGCTGGCTTGGTTGCGTCAAACACAAACACCACCGCCGTGTTCACGGTCAAGGTCACCAGCCGTTAATAGGAGGCCACCATGAAACATCAATACAACGATGGTGGCCGCAAGGCTGCTGGCTTCAAAGGCCTGACAGGAGACTGCGTTGCACGCTCTGTTGCCATTGCCTCTGGCCTGCCATACGCAGAGGTGTATGCCGCACTTGCAAAAGGCACGGGCAATCAACCAGCAGGCAAACGTGGTAAGCGCTCTGCAACTGCCTCTAAGGGCATCAGCGTGACGCGCAAGTGGTTCAAGGATTACATGGCATCCATTGGCTTTGTGTGGACACCAACAATGGGCATTGGCACGGGTTGCAAAGTGCATTTGCATGACGGCGAGTTGCCGATGGGAAATCTGGTGGTGTCGGTCAGCAAGCACTACACCTCTGTGATTGATGGCGTAATTCACGACACTTGGGATCCACAGCGCGAAACGTATTGGGCAAGCTCCGATGGTACAAGGCACGTTTCTCGCAGGTGTGTCTACGGGTACTGGGCGAAGCAATAAATCAACCGGGGCTACGGCCCCAAGGAGAACATCATGAAAGATATTGAAACAACAATCCACACTGATGACGGTGTGCGCGTGAGCGTTGACGAATGGGATGATGGCGGCGTCTGGCTGCACTTGCAGGGCCGTGGTGCCAGTATGCATTGCACGCTGACGCGCACCGAGGCAGAACAGATGCTGGCAGGCTTGCAGGCCATCTTGGCAAAAGAGGTGACGGCATGAACAAGGGTGCCATCATTGCCGACATGGTGGTGGCCGTCATGGCCGCTGCCTGCCTGATCTTCGGCTGGGACGGAGACGGGCTGCTGCACAAAGCAGCGCTGACTTGGGGGGGTATGTCCGCTGGCTACATCATCACCACCTACTTGAACATGGAGGATTTATGAACGAAGAAACAAAAGAAAAGCTGCTTGATTGTTTTGCAACCGAAGCAATGAAGATTTTGATTGCCAAGCGAGACGATAACTCACGAGATGCGTATAGGCTGGCTTGTGATGCTTATTTCATTGCAGAAAAAATGCTTGAGCAACGCGAAAGAGTTTTGGGCAAATGGAATCTAAAAGAAGAAGTTAAACAAAAATCAAAAGAAGAAATTGAGCGGGATCACATTGACAGATTGTGCTTAACAGTCAGATCGCAAAATTGTTTAAATGCCGAAGGCATTACTACGATAACGCAATTGCAAAAACTCACTGAAAACGGGCTAATGAGAATTCCAAACCTTGGCCGCAAAAGTTTAAAAGAAATTATTGAACAAATGGCCGCACTGGGCTATAAATTGAAAGATTACGCATGACAACAATGTCTGAATACGTCAAGGGCTTTGACGATGGGCGGGACTTCACCCTTGCTGAGATTGAGGATTGGATCAAGAAGAGTCAGGAGCCAAACTACACAATGGAGGCGCTGGCAAGGCTGATGGCCCACCTCAAGACGGGCGGAAAAGACTTAGGGAAAACCCCTAGTAAATATTTGTGTTGAGCCGCTTTGGTTTAATATACAATTACACCACTGCAATCCGCAGGACAGTGAATCAGGAGTGAAATATGACCAAGTTGTTTACCCGCCAAGGCGATGAGTTCACGGGCGAAGTTGAGACCAATTGCGCTGGTAAAGCCATCCGTTATGTGCCAATCCCATGCGACCGTTGCCATGTGATCAACGGCCAGCGCCTGTGGGTTATGGGCACCGAGAATGGTCGCCCGTACAGCAAGACTGGCTTTGAGTGCTGGACTTGCGGCAACACTGGCGTGCGCGGCACCCGCAAGGAGCGCCTGTACACCGAGGCCGAGTTGGCCCGCGCTGACAAGATGGCCGCTACCCGCTCGGCCAATAAGGCTGAAGCCAATCGCATCGCCCTTGAGCGAGTTGAGGCAGAGCGTGCCGTCAAGGACGCTGGCTTTCGCGCAGAGAATGCTCAGTTCATTGCCAAGCTGTCTTCATTGGACGGCGAGTTTTGGGACGGCTTTCGGGAATCCTTCCTAACCCGTGCTGTAGCCCCTACAGAGCGCCAAATTGGCTTGGTTGAGGCGGAGATAGCCAAGCGTGCCCAAAACGCAGCCAGCGGCCATTTGGGTGCCGTTGGTGACAAGCTGACTATGACCGTCACTGTTGAGCGCATCATCGTGCTGGAGAGCCAGTTCTACGGCACCAACTACATCACCATCGCCCGTGACGAGCAGGGCAACATCATCAGCTATAAGGGTCGCACTGACATTGGTAGCGCAGGCGACACCCTGACCATCAAGGCTACGGTTAAGGAACACACCGTGTACAAGGGCGTAAAGCAGACCGTAATCCAGCGTCCAAAAGTGTTGGAGGAGGCATTAGGGTAAACACCTAGTAAATAAATTCACAAAGGGGCGTAACAACCCCTTTTGTTTAATATATAATTACATTAACGGCAGCATCCCGCAGTCGTAACAGTGAAGGAAAATAGAAATGAACAACGCAACCCGCAAGACCCTTGCAAGTTTTACTGATGCCCTTGAGTTGCTAAGGGGGCAGCTTGACGACATCCGCAGCCAGTACGAGACAATCAAGGACGAGATCCAGTCTTTGGCTGATGAGGAGCGAGAGAAGTTTGACAATATGCCAGAGGGACTCCAGAACGGGGACAAGGGTCAGGCTATGGAAGAGGCCGCAAGCGCACTAGACAACGCCGTAAGCGAGTTGGACAGCGCCATTGACAACATTGATAGCGCCCTTGGCGAGATTGAGGTTGCAGCACAATGACACAAGCAGAATTCGACCAGCAAGTACAAGCCAGCGCAAACCGCCTGATCAGCCTTGGTACCCAGCAATGGGAGAAGGCGGAGATTGACCGCATCAGCGATTACCCGCACACATTGACGTACACGCCAGACAGCCATAAAATCGTGTTGGAGTATCAGTCAGGCTTTTGGGTAGCGTGCTTTGATGACTGGAGCGGTGCCGATGATGACAAGTGCCCGATCGCATTTGCCAGCACGCAGGATGAGGCAGTAGAGTTCTTGCTGTTCGCGGCCAACATCAATGGCGACCTGCCGTTTGAGAAAACAGTGAAGTAATGTTCAGCGCCTGAAGAACGTATGTTCAACGGGCGTTGGAAACAACACGCATGGGGATTGGCAGCGAGAAGGACTTGCACTGGGAAGGTTTGATTCCGACTCAGCAAGCCCCTCGGTAGCGCACTGGCCAGTGGCAGTCCCCAGCCGTGTTGGCGTACAGTAATCGGACAGGGGCGTGCTTTCTGTCAAGATCAAATCTCTGCTGAAGCTCCCTGCGCCAACAACCTTTATCGCGGAGAGGGGAAAGAGTAACCCGCTTGGCTCATAACCAAGAGATAGCTGGTGCGACTCCAGCCTCCGCAACCAGTTACGGTGTCGGTAGTGTAGTGGTAGCACGATAGCCTGTGAATCTGTCAGCGAGAGTTCGATTCTCCCCTTCACCCCAAATAAGTTAAACTGGCCGCATAGGAATAAGGATTCACCATGCCAGAAACTACCGCCAAGGGGTCTAAACGGCCCAAGAAGCCACCAACAGGACAGGGAACGACTATCACCCTGCCTGACACACCCAAGAAGAAAACAGGACGCCCTAGCAAGTACACACCAGAACTGGCACAGGAGATCTTCAGCCGACTCAGGACAGGAGAGCCACTGCTCCAGATATGCAAGGACGAGAAGATGCCAGAGCGTAGGGTGGTTTACGGTTGGATTGAGCGCGACCCCGACCTTTCTGCACAGTTCGCGCACGCACGCGAGGCTGGTTGCGATGCCATTGCCGAGGGGTTGCTCGAAATCAGCGACACGTTGCACTTTGGTGAGACGCAGGTGATGGGTGACAAGAACAGCACTACAACGGTCGCTGATATGCTTGGGCACCGCAAGCTACGCATTGAGACGCGCCTGAAGTTGTTGGCCTGCTGGAACCCTGCCAAGTACGGCACCAAGGTTCAGTTGGGTGGCGATCCCAAGAACCCGCTTAAGGTAGAGGCGTCGGTGCAGGCGGACAGCTTGCTTGAGGCGCTGATCAAGAACGCCGAGTTGAAGCGGCAGGCGAATGAGTGACATCATTGAGTTGCTGCAAGACCCAGAAGTCAAGCGCAGCTTTGAGCTTGCCAGCCCAGAGGTGAAGCTGGCGACGGCTTGGCGGCTCACTTGGCTGGACAAGGCGCACGACCACCAGATCCTGCCTCACGGCGATTGGTGGAGCATCTGGCTGCTGCTGGCTGGCCGTGGCGCTGGCAAGACCCGTACAGCGGCGGAGCAGATAGCTTGGTGGGCGTGGACAAACCCCAACACCCGCTGGCTAGTAGCCGCACCCACATCCTCCGATGTCCGCTCGACCGCCTTTGAGGGCGATTCTGGCCTGATGGCGGTGATTCCCGCCCCGCTGATCAAGGACTACAACAAGGCGCTGCACGAGATCTACCTGACCAACGGCAGCCTGATCAAAGGCATACCGGCATCCGAGCCAGCACGCTTTAGGGGGCCGCAGTTCCACGGGGCGTGGTTGGACGAGCTGGCCGCTTGGGACTACATCCAAGACGCATGGGATCAGATCCAGTTCGGCGTGCGGTTGGGCACCAAGACCCACATCATCGTCACCACGACCCCGCAACCGAAGGACTTGATCGTCGATCTGGTAGGGCGGGACGGGGACGATGTGGTGGTCACCACCGCCTCGACGTACACCAACCTAGCCAACCTGTCAGATAACTTCAGGAAACAGATCCTGTCCTTTGAGGGCACCAAGCTGGGCAGGCAGGAGATCTACGCCGAGATCATCGACGCCGAGGAGGGTGGAGTCGTCCAGCGCTCCATGTTCAAGCTGTGGCCTGCTGGCCGCGCCTTCCCCAAGTTCGAGTACATCCTCCAGAGCTACGATGTGGCGACCAGTGAGAAGACGCAGAACGATCCGACGGCCTGTATTACCTTTGGCGTGTTCAAGCCGCAAGACGGCCCAATGAGCGCGATGGTGATCGACTGCTGGCAGGACAGGCTCCAGTACCCCGACCTACGCCCCAAGGTAACCGAGGAGTACGAAATAGTCTACGGCGAAGGGAAGGACAAGAAGCGGGTGGACTTGCTGCTTATTGAGGACAAGAGCGCTGGCTTCAGTCTTATACAAGACTTGCAGCGTGCCCATTTGCCGGTGAGGGCGTACAACCCCGGACGGGCGGACAAGGTGCAGCGCCTGAACATTGTGTCCAACATCATTGCCCGTGGGCGGGTGTGGATCCCTGAGAGCGACAACAGGAAGGGCTACGTCAAGGACTGGGCCGAGGTGTTTGTCAGCCAGATCTGCTCGTTCCCCAACACCACGCACGACGACCTAGTGGACGCCTGCACCCAAGCCCTGCGCTACCTGCGTGACGCTGGCTGGTTGGACATCGACCCACCGCCAGAGGATAGCTGGGATGAGGACGACTACGTCGACTCTGGCAGGCAGAAGAAGGGTAATCCCTATGCAGCATAGATCAACACTTGTCAACACCAACCGCCTGTGGTACGATCCGTTCCGTTGTCGTCGAAAGCAACAGTTCAGAGCCGTTACTCATGCATTGGCCTCCTGCGGGAGGTTTCGACCCAGTGCAGTAGTAACGGCTTTTTTCGTTTACGACGATGACTCGGACACCATGCGGTACGTCGGTGGTGGAGTCTTAAACAACCCTGATACACGAGCAAACCAGATCAGGGGGCGTGGGCTAAGGATAGAGCGCGGTGGTAGGGCGAAAGCCTGCAAGTCTGTCCAGCGTAAGCGATGGCATGGCTCCGAAGGGCATACATCAAAGCGTAGCGGTGTCTGTGATTTTTCACGGTATAGGCTGCGCTTTGCTCCAACATTCACCAAAGGGCAGTTATGAGGTTGTGCAAATGCGGGGGAGTAGTAGAGACCTACCCACTGACCACAGGCAGGGAGAGGTGGGTATGCCGAGCCTGCAAACGGGTGGAGACAATTCCCGCACAACCTGTGGTTAAATACAAGGGTGTGACAAGGAAGCCGCCATGAATCACGAAGAGAACATCCGCAACATCCGCCGAGCGCAGCTTGACCAGCTTCTGTCTGGCGGTACGAACATGGCCGGTGGTGGGTTGCTGAAGGCCGTGGTCAAAGCGGCCAAGCCTGCTGCCAAGGCGGTTGAGAAGACGGCAGAGCTTGCATTAAAAATCAAGCCACCGAGCGACAATATTAGGATTGTGCGGGAGTCCAACTTCATGCATTCAAGGCCAGTGGGCAACCAGACCGTCAAGATTGGCGACCTGTCTGGTGGCGTCCGTCTATCAGACCCGTATGAGAAGCAGCGCGTCAAAGAGCTTGCCGACAAGATTTCTAGCCCCGATGGCTACATTAGCCGCATCATCGTCGATCAGGACAACAACGTCATCGAAGGCCAGCATAGGCTGGAGGCGTTGCGCCAGTTAGGCGTGCAGGACGTTCCCGTTTACAAGATTGAGGACTTGGAAGCGACGATGCCTGTGGACAAGATGAAAGCCGCCATGAGCGCTGTTGGCCCGATTCACTCCGACCACGTTAACCAGTTGGTTGACCATGCATTGGAGCATATCTCTGAGGGCGGCATGGACAGCGCCCGACAGATGAATTACGGCAAGTTCCAGAAACATTACGATGCCGCGCTAAATGCCGCAGAGCAACCTGACATCAACGAAGCCCAAGGCGGCTTAGTACACCTTGCTGGTGGCGGCGATCCCAAGCGGGCGGACAAAGACTACACGCTCATGGGCACTCCTCGTCAGGACAACGAGAACAAGCTCTACCCCAAGACCGAGCGCATGAACCTTGGCGTTAAGGCGATCAAGTCGGGGCTGGACAGCTTCAACCGCTTGATCGACAGCGGCCCATCGGTGCGCGATGTGCTGGGCAACGTGGTGGGTGCCGTGCCGTTTGTTGGCCCAGATCTACGCAAGAGGATGGAAGACTCCACCCTCACGATCCCCTACGAGTTCCAGCCCTCGGCCACGAACCCACGGGTGGCTACTGGCGTCAACACGGCCAAGGTGCCCACGACCGACATCTTGGACGCCCTGAAGATGTCCGACCTATATGGCGGCGCTGGAGCAAGCAACCTGCTTGGCAGCGTTGGCAAAGGCTATGCGCCCAACCCGATGGATGTGCTGGACACGCTTGGCCTTGGCCTTACTGGCTATGGCGTGGCTAAGGTTGGTGCCAAGGGTGTCAAGAAGGCGGCCCGTGCTGGTGAGCGATTTGCCGAGAAGGTTGTGCCCAAGATCATGGAACGTGGCGGACTTGGCGCTGAGATGCTTGGTGCCCTCGGCCAGAACACCCAGTCCCGCGCTGTAAAGCAAAAGGGCGGCAACTGGGTGGAGAGCGAACTTCAGCGTGGTCTCAAACGGTTTAAACAGGATGAGTCATACCCGCAATCAGCCATTGAGAGCGCCAAAGAAGATTTGGAGGCAATAAAAAAAGATGCTGAAACATGGAATGATTTGGGCGAACACAATATCATGCTCAACATTGTTGCCCAGCTCCAGCGAGACATTGATCACATAGAGCAGACCAATGCCTTCAACAAGTGGGTGGACACCAAAGCAGGCAGCTACGTCCGCAACCAGATGGCAACGCCCGATGATCCAGTGTTGAATATGCTTGATGCTCGTGTAGCCAAGATTGATGCTGATTACCAAGCAGGGCAGAAGCGCCTTGCCAAGCTAGACGAGCGCATTGCACAGGCACCTACCAACACCCAAGAGGAGCGCAACAACCTTGCCAACCTCCAGCGCACTCGCGCCCAGCGTGCGGCGGAGATTGAGAGCGACCGTGAGCTTGCAATGGATTCAATGTTGCCGGGCGGCAGTAATTTTGGTGGATACGATTATCTTAAGGGGCAAGAAAAAGAACAAATGGATGAAATCCGTAGGAATCGTGGTTTTCCAATTGAGGGTTATGGTCAATCCGAACCAGCCAAAGCATGGGAAGCCGCGCAAGACGCTGGAATATTAACAAAGCCTGCTACAACATTCCAAAATCAAAAGGAGAAACTTGCGGCAGCGCAAGATGCTGAAAAAGCATACCACCAATACATGAACGTAGAGTTGCTTGAAAAGTTTAGGGAATTCATTAACAAATCAAATTTGTCGGAAAGTGACAAACAAACGATTATTAAAAATACGCCTGTATATCAAATGAAACAAATGATTGGTGGCGACGAAAAATTTGATGAGGTGGTAAACAATCTTCACCAAACAAGAAACGAATCCAATTCCAATACTTTTAAAATAGCCGAAGAAAACCCTTATCTTGCCAAGCTGCCACCAGATGCGCTCGTACACAATGCGGGATGGTTTCCAGACCTCGGCGTTGACCACATCCTCGACGTATTGAAGGACGACATTGCTACTGGCAAGCTAAAGCTGGAAGACCTAAACAAGATCACGATGGATCAGGCGCTCAAGCGTGCTGCCGAATACGACTTTGAGATGGCAAAGAAGGCGCGTGATGCTGCCGCCACTTCTCGTGCATCTATGCCTGTACACAAGGAATACCCCGAAGGCTACAAGTGGGTGCAGCTAACCAAGCCAAGTGAGTTCAACGCCGAGTCCAACGCAATGGGCCACAGCGTCCGTGGCTACGAGCCACCAAGAGGCCATCCTGATTGGACGCCAGAGTCTGGTGATTCAGGAAGATCAGATTACGGCCACGGCGGTTGGGAAGCAATCAAGAGCGGCAAGGCCAAGGTGTACTCGCTGGTTGACCCAAGCGGCAAGCCACACGTTACCGTGGAAGCAAGGTCGGGGGTACACCCAATTTCAATATCACGGCGTGGAAATAATTTTCCCAACATTGAGAATATTGAGTACGGTAACAAGTACAGCGTGCCAAGCCCATATAAGCCAACGCCAGAGCAGCTTGAGCAAATTCATACCAAGGCGTATGATTTGTGGAGTACCAAAGGCATAGGCAATGCTGGAGATATTAGCGACTACTATCAGCAAGCCGCCAATGAAATACTTGGAACAATGCCAGAGTCAATTACCCAGATCAAAGGCAAGGGCAACGCACGCCCAGCCGAGAAGTACGACCCATACACCCAAGACTTTGTAAGGTCTGGCAAGTGGAATGATGTGCATGACTTAAAAAACACCGGGTTGATTGAGAGCAACGGCAGATACTTTACCGAGCCAGAGTTTGCTGAGGCAGCTAAAAAGTATGGCGTCATGGGTGTGCAAGATGTTCCTTGGGAAGTTGCAAGGCAGCGGCACATTGATGCTGGCATACCAGAAGATGAAGCATTCGTGAATTGGGTTGATGGGCTGATGGAAGGTCGGGGCAGGCTAAACATTCCCGACGAGCCAAACATGGCTGGTGGTGGCTTGCTGTCCAAAATAGGCAAGGCAGCAAAGGCTGCACGCGCTGCGGAGGAGTTGGTGCCTGCTGCTGGCCGCATGAGGTTTGCTGACCAGCCACGGGGCGGTTTGAACGTCATTAAAGAGACTGGCGGCAACTGGCTTGGCGGCAGCGTAGAGGGTGCGCTGAAACCGCTGAAGCGCAGGGTTTCAACGGAAAATATTGCCAACTACACGCCTGAACAAGTAAAACGGTTAATGGAGTCTGGTAGTTTGCCAAGGAATGATGCGTTAAACAAATGGATTGACAGCAATCTGACCAACTACGTCAAGAAGCAGATGGCAACGCCTGATGACCCTGTGCGTAAGCTGGCGGAAGAAGGCATTGCTCATATGCCAATCATTGAAGTTGACACTAATCGTAACCATGCTCGAGGAATTAGAAATATGCATGGTAGCAAACAAATGGGACAATCGGAGGCGGCAAAATCATGGGAAGACGTATCTGATATTTCTATTTATCCCGGAAATGTTGGCGAAGTAAAAAGAGCAAAAGAACATGGTGGGCCGGGTGCGGATAAATATGAGCCTTGGATGGAAAAGGCCGACCCAAACACCGTAGTTAGTAGAACAACAAGAAATTTTAATACGCAAGACCTTGGCTTTGACCACAT